TGGTCGCCGAGGATCCACAGATCGCCGGTGCGCGACGCCGGGTTGCGCGGCGGTTCCGGGATCACGACCGGTGGCACGTTGGCACCGCCGCCTTCTTCCCCTTCGACTTCCGGCACATAAGCAAGAAGCTTGTCCAACTCGCCGTCAGAAAAACCGACCAGCGACAGGTCGAAATCCTCGGCCAGCAAATCGTTCAGTTCTGCCGACAGCAGCGCCTCATCCCAAGTGCCGAGTTCGGTCAACTTATTGTCCGCCATCCGGTAAGCCCGGCGCTGCGCCTCGGTCAGGTGCCCCAACACGATCACCGGCGCTTCGGTCAGCCCGAGCTGCGTCGCCGCCAGCACCCGACCATGGCCCGCGATCAATTCGCCGTCCTCGGCTACGAGGCACGGCACCGTCCAGCCGAACTCCGCCATGCTGGCAGCGATCTTTGCAACCTGGTCTGCGCCATGCGCCTTGGCATTGCGGGCATAGGGCTGCAAACGCGCGAGCGGCCATTGCTCAATGCGCTCCGGGGCGAAGCTGAGGGTCATTTGGATTGTCCTGTTGCAGGATTGGCTGGCTTCCGGGCTGGACTCCGGTTGTGGAATCCATGGTGGATTTCACAGGCTTCAAGCTGGACTCCGGAGTCCAGGGTATCCACCCCGGAGTCCACCAGCCAAGTGTCTGTTTTAATGTGCTATTTCGACGTTTTGCGGGTGGCTTCCCGAGGGGGTGGCTTCCCAAAAAAATCGCTCTGACGCTGGCGATATGCCGCGCTGTGCCCCCCAGCATACGTTTTAGGCCAGAAAGGAACCGGAAAACAATGGGTTAGGGGGTGGACCCCAGCTGGACCCCGGTTCGGACTCTGGGGTCCACCACGGCATCCATCCGGAGATCGTTTACGCTGGCAGTCTTCTGCACGCGTCTCTCCCGAGTATGTCCAATAGATAGCCCCCAGAGCCGTGTGATGGAATCCCTTCCGGTGTCTCTCCGAAAATTTTTCTCACAGGATGATTTTCCTTGACAGATTGTTGGCGTTTTCAACGACGAAGCGCTTCGAACGTTTGGACGATGGCACACGTCCCCAGAGCCGCCAGGTGATCAGCGCGATGCCATACTGCCAATGACGGTTGGCCGCCGGACGGCTGAGGCCCACCTCCCAGCAGACCTTCTTCCACTGCACATGGTTGGCTCGCAGCCAGACGATCCGTGCGTCGTCCTTCTCGAGCCAGCGCAGCCAGAGCATGGCCTCCTCGGCCTCAGTGATTTGGCGTGGGCCCGGCCGGGGACGACGCATCTGCGGCTCCTGACCAACCTTGTCCGCGAAGCTGTGGAAATACTCAGGCCAAGCGTTGACGAAGCCCTGTGGCCTCACATTGGGCAAGGCGCGGAAGACGTCGGCGGCACTCTCCAGCCGGTCCTCCACTTGCGTGGTTGTCCAGTCAGCGGCCATTGCGCACCTCCCGCACCGCAGGGAGTTTGCCGTAAAGCCTCTCGCCAAGCTGTCGAACGAGTTCCCGCTCTGGCCAGGTCAGCCGATGATCGTCGAGCGAGACCGCCAGCATTTGTTGCTCCTGCCAGCCGTCGCGTTTGACCTGATCGGGATCCCGACGCTGCCCGCCGTAGCCTCTGGGGATGAACCTCATGCCACACCTCCGCCGGTCTCGACGGCCCAGAGCAGCAGGGCGATGGCATCGGCTTCGTTGTCGTCGGCCGGGCTGAAGCCGCGCGAACGGGCGGCGGCAATCATCGCTTCCTTCGGCGCGTTGCCCTTGCCGGTGGCGTGGCGCTTGATCGTGCCGACTGGGACGCCCTGATAGGGCACGCCGCGCAATTCAGCCCATGCGGTCAGCGTGGCCATGAGGCCGCCGTAGACGTGGGCAGCGTCAGTGCCTGCGTGGCGCCGGACCTCTTCGAACCAGATTGACCCTATCGGTCCTGACAGCCGGTCCAGCTCACTCAGCCAGTTGGTAAAGCGCAGGTAGCGCATGCCACCGCCGTCGAAGCGGCCGGGCCGGAAGCTGGCGGTGCCACTGGTGATCAGCCCGTCGTGGCCACGCAAGGCCCATCCGGTGGTGGTGCCCAGATCAAGCGCGAGGATGCTGCGCGAGCGCTCGGACGTGGGCGGCATTTTCGGGGTTGCGCCTGCATCGGCGCTGGACAGAGTCAGGTTAGCCATGGGTGGTCTCCTTTTTGGGTTGGCTGCTCGGGCGGAAGACGACGGCGATCATGTTCTTGGCGGAGCGGGTCGCCGTCGTCGGATTTGGGTTCAGGGTTTTTTACTGCTGCCATGCTTGCGCATGTGTTTGGCCGCGTGCTTGCGAGCCGCTGCGGCAACAGCCTTGCCAGGCGCGTGGTGTTGAGGGCAGCGACGGTTCAGTGTCCCCGATCGCAGACCGCTCCGGCACTCGAACGGGCCACCACATTCGGCGCAGTGACTCTGCCAAAGGATGATCGGGACGATTTGCCCATCGCGGCGTTTGTGCAGGTCGGAGCCAACCGCGACGTAGCGCTGCCCCTCATGCATCAGCACGGTTCCCGACAACGGCAACACGCGGAAATCGATCTTGTGAACGACGCGCGCAGACTTGGGCTCAGGGGAGCGCTTGCCACAATCGACAACAGCCTTGGACAAATCGGTCGCGCGGATACTATCGTTGTGTGAGGGGGCAGGACGGCGTCCGCCCCCCTCATACTTAGTATAGGGGTTTCTGATCTTCCTCATCTCAACGACGCAAGTATCTGTTTTCATTTTGGTTTCTCCCATTTTTGATGACAAAGGGGCATGATGGAGACCTTTGTCATCCTCATCAGCAAGTGATTGATTTCATTGAATTCATGACAGAGGCATGAGGATGACAAAGGCCTTTGTCATATGACAAAGTCACTCATCCACCCCCTCCGGAAAGACCCAGACGGCAGGGTTTTCGACCTCTCTGGCACGGCCGGAATGGGGGCATTTGAAGTGGCTCGGAAGGATGATCTGGCCCTCGGCCAGCACCTCTCCCGTGTCAGGATCGACCACCGGGTCACGACCAAAACACATGCCTTCGACGCAGAGATAGCCGAAGTGCGATTGGGTGGCGGAGAAGCCATGTTCGACCAGATCACGACGAAATTTCACGAAGCCCTTGGTCGCCAGGACATTCAGCCGATCCCGAATGGTAAACTGGCTGCCAAGGCCATGCTTGTTCTCAAAAGCCGCGCCGAGCTGCGTCGACGTGTAGAGCCGGCCTTCGGCGGCTTCTTCGTAAAGCAGGCTCAGGATCACGTCGTGTTTCCGATCCCGCTCCGCGTCTTGCCGGGCCCCCGTCTCGGCTCTCACCAGCCGCTCGTTCATGGGGTTGATCTCGCCCCACTCGCCATTGACCTTGTCGATCAGCTTTGGCGCCAAGGCCGGGCCATTGCGCAGCTCGATCTCCAATTTGCGCTGGGGGCTTTCCTCGTCGGGACGGTGCAGGATCAGGCCAGAGGTATAGAACCCACGCAGCGCACTCGCCCCGGAGAGCGCCAGAAATGGATCATCCTTGACCTGCTGCTTGCTGAGTTTCTTCGTGTGATGGGCGAGGATCACGCCGCAGTCGGGGTTGATGTGGTCGCGCAGAACCTCGACACGGTCCTTCAGGAAGAACATCATCGCACCGTTGTCGTTTTCACCGCCGCCGTCGGGTCCGCCGTCAAAGATATTGCGAATTGGATCGATGCAGATGATGTCGACCGGATTGATCGGGAAGGCCCGCCGAATGGCCTCGGCCACGCGCATGCTGCCTTCGGTGTCGAGCAGCATCTTCAGCTTCGGTGTCGCGACGAGGTTGTCGCGCGCGCCAGCCAAAACCCTTTGCGGCAGCGCAATCTGCTTCATCCGTTCGCGCAGGTAATGGTACTGGATTTCGGACTGCAGGTAGAACACGCGCAGGGGACGCGGCGGTGTGAAGTCGAGAAACGGCACGCCAGCGGCCATGTGGACGAGCCAAGAGATCAAGAGATCGCTTTTGCCCACCTTGGGCGCGCCACCCAGCACCAGCAGACCGCCCGGTGTCAGCACGCGCGGCGCAATGATATCGGCTGGCATTGGGCTCGCGTCGTCAAGGAGCGCCCCCAGCGTGAAGGCTGGCGTCTCATTGGGCACAGGGGCCGCGCTGTCGAGGCGGATCAGCGGGGCACCGTGCTTTTCGACATGGAGGGCCCAGAGCCGCTCGGACTCGCGCTTGAGCCGCTCCACCGGCCACTGCGGGCGCAGCATGGCGGCGTTGTAACCGCAGATCGCCTCCCAGCCGTCGCCTTTTGACAGCCGCCCGTCATGGACCAAGCGGATGAAATAGCCGATCGCCGCACTGGCTCCCTCAAAGCGTGACCAGTCGTCCTGCCCGCCTTCGCGAACCGGGGTCACCAAGACCTCGTCGGAGCGAGGCTTGTCAGGGGCCACGAAATCCGGCTGCAATGACACTCCCGGCGCGGGCGGCATGTCGGCGACGGCCTCGATGAATTCACCCAGATC